CCCGCGCACATTTTCGGGGAAGTTTTGCATAGGGGGGGTCGGAGACGTGAAATGGGGCAGCGAGGGCCGGCCGCGGCATCCAGCGCGATCCTGAAACTGAGGGGGGACCGGGAGCGCAAGCCGCCGGCGACCGCGCCCGGCGCAAAGTGCCCCCGTTGCCCCAAGCAGCTCGACAAGCCGGCCCGTGCGGTCTGGCGTCGCGTCGCGAAACTCGCCTGGGAGCTGGGCACCCTCACCGAGGAATCGGCCGACACGCTCGCGCGTTACTGCCGGCTGCGCGTGCAGTGGGACGTGGCGATGGAGTGGATCGAGGCCCGCGGCTTCTCGTTCCCGCTGCTGGAGAACGGCAAGCCGAAGTGTTTCCTTCAGTACCCCCAGGTGGGCGCCGCCAACAAGCTCTCGGTCGAGCTGCTGAAGCTCGAACGGGAGTTCGGGCTCACGCCGGCGTCGCGGCAGGCGATGGGCCTGGACGCCCCCAAGCGCGAAGACGACCAGGTCGCCAGCCGATCCCGCGAGCGGAGCGCGTAAGTGGCCGACGACCGCACCCAACTCTGGATTCGCAACGAGTCGGACGTCCGCGCGCAGGCCGCCGGCTGCCGGTTCGACGAGGCCCGCGGTGCGTGGACCGTCTGGTGGATCGAACGCTACTGCCGGCTCTACGAGGGCGAATGGGCCGGGGCCCCGCTGGTGCTGCGCGGCGCGGCCCAGTTGGACGACGACGACCTCTTCCCGATCGCCGAGCCGTGGGGCGCCGGCGGGCGCGACGCGTCCCTCCTCCGCGCGCAGGCCTACTGCGAGTGCGTGGCCGCGGGTGATCGCATCGACTGGCAATACGAGGTCGTGATGCGCCTCTTCGGCTGGGTCCGCTGGTCGGCCCGCTGGAAGCGGTGGGTGCGGCGGTTCACCCGGGGCAACGTCTGGATCCCGAAGAAGAACAAGAAGAGCCCCACCCTGGCCGCGATCGGCCTCTACCTCACCATCGGCGACGGCGAGCAGGGGCAGCACGTCTACTTCGGCGCGAAGGACGGCAACCAGGCCCGCAAGATCATGGGCGAGCACGCCCGGGCGATGGTCGAGCAGAGCCCGGAGCTTTCCGCGGCCTGCAAGATCAACCAGAACCTGATGCGCATCAGCCACCAGGCCACGCGCAGCTACATGGAGCCGCTCTCCAGCTCGAACAAGCGAAACCAGCAGGCGAAGGAAGGGTACAACGGCTCGATGCTCGTCGACGAGCGGCACGTGGTCGACCTGGCCTTCCTGCGGCGGGTCAAACGGGCCGGCATCTCCCGGGCCGAGCCGTTCTGCCCCTTGTGCTTCTCGACCGTGGGGATCGACTCGCCGGAGATCGGCGCCAAGGCCGAGTACGACCGGGGCAAGCTGATCCTCGCCGGCACGGTGGAAGAGCAGGCCACGTTCGTCGCCGATTACGCCGTCCCCCAAGAGCTGACCGACGAGCAGCTCGCGGCCGAGCCGCTCCGGTGGGGCGCGGTGGCCAACCCGGCCTGGGGCCACACGATCGACCCCGAAGAGTTTCTGTCGGACATGCAGGCCTCGAAGGTCTCGCTCACCGAGTGGCGGGACTTCTGGATGTATCGCCTCAACCGCTGGGCCCTCTCGACCAGCCCGTGGCTTGCGCTCGACGACTGGATGCGGGGCGCGGTCGACGGCTGGGACGAGGCGGCGCTCGAGGGGCGCGACTGCTGGGGCGGGCTCGATATGTCGCGGACGCGCGACCTCACCGCCTTCTGCCTGGCGTTCCCCGAGGAAGACGACGTCGTCAAGTTCTTGTGGTGGTTCTGGCTGCCCGAAGACTACGCCCGGCAGCAGGCCGACAAGGCGCCCTTCCTCGAAGCGGCCGAGGACCCGGCCTGCCATCTGACGCTGATCCCCGGCCCGGTGATCGACGTCGCCCGGGTGCGCAACGACATCCGCGGCCTCTCGCGGCGGTTCCGAATCCGCTGCTACGCCTACGACGACTGGAACGCCGAGGTAATCACCCAGGAGATCAGCGAGGGCGTGCTCGACCCCAACACGGGCCAGGTGATCGAGCCGGGGCTGGACATCGAGCGGATCAACTTCTCGCAGGCGATCAAGGCGTTCAACGAGGCGACCAAGGAGTTCGAGCGCCGCGTGCTGCTCGGCCAGATGCAGCACGCCGGCGACCCCTTCATGGCCTGGCAGATGCAGCACGCGTCCTTGCGCGAAGACTCGAACGGCAACATCAAGCCGGTCAAACCGGGCCGCGACGCGGTGGAGAAGGTCGAGGGTCCGATTACCGGCATCATGGCGTTCGACCTGGCCCGCCGCATGGGCCAGGCCGGTGCCAGCGTCTACGACACGCGCGGAGTTTTGGAGGTATGAGCACACCACGCCACCCCGCGCGCTGGGTCCGCCCGGTGCGCGACGCGATGTTCCTGGCCGGCTCGGCGTCGATCGCCGGCTTCCTCTGGCTCTGCTGGCCGCCCTTGATCCTCCTGGCCGGCGGCCTGGCCCTGGTGGCGATCGCCCTGGTGGGCTGGATCGCCGACGCGCGACGAAAGGACGGTGACCCGTGATCGATCGACTCCTGGGCCTCGGCCCCCGCGACGAACTCAGCGGAACCGCCAGCCCCGAAAGCTGGCTGGTCGACTGGGTCAGCGACGGCGGCCCGACAGCCGCCGGCGAGCGGATCAGCGAGCGGACCGCGCTGGCCTGCGCCGCGGTCAAGGCGTGCGTGCTGATCCTCTCCGAGACGGTCGCCTGTCTGCCGCTTCCCGTCTACGAACGGCGGCCGAACGGCGACAAGCGCCTGGCCACCGACCACCCGGTCTACGCGCTTCTGAACCGCGAGGCGAACGGCGAGTGCGACGGCTACCGGTTCCGCGAGACCTTGCAGGGGCACCTGGGGACCTTCGGCAACGGCTACGCCGAGATCGAACGGGCTTACGACCGCACGCCCGTCGCCCTCTGGCAGCGGAGCCCCAAGCCCTCGGCCACCAAGCCCTACCGGGGCGAAGACGGCCAGCTCTGGTATCACCTGCGCGACGACACACTGGAGGCCGACGTCCGCGATCGCGACATGATCCACGTGGCCGGCTTCGGGTTCAACGGCCTGGTCGGCTACTCGCCGATCCGCCACCTCAAGGAGCCGATCGGCAACGCCAAGGCGGCCGAGCGGTACGCCGGCGAGCTGTTTGCCAATGATGCCCGGGCCTCGGGCTATTTCACCCATCCCGGGAAGCTCTCCCAGCCGGCCTATGATCGGCTGAAGGAGAACCTCACCGGCGACCTGCACGGCCGGCGCCACCGCAAGCAAGTCCTCGAGGAGGGGATGACGTACGCGGCCGAGTCGATGAGCCCGAAGGACGTGCAGATGATCGATGCCCGCCGGCTGGGCGCCGAAGACATCGCCCGCGCGTACCGCATCCCGCTGCACCTCTTGCAGTTGTTCATGCAGGGCGTGTCGAGCTACGCGTCGATCGTGGAGCTGGGCCGCGAGTTCTTGACCTACACAATGCTTCCGTGGTTCAAGCGCTGGGAAGGGGAATTAAACCGGAAGCTATTACTCCCACCCTACTTCTGCGAATTCAACCAGACGGCCTTCTTGCAGGCCGACCCGAAGGCCCGGGGCGAGTTCTACTGGAGACTGTGGCAGATGGGCGCGATCGACGCCAACAGCATCCTCCGCCGCGAGAACATGAACGGCATCGGCGACGAGGGCGACGTCCGCTTCGTGCCCGTCAACATGCAGCCGCTCAAGCACGCGCTGGCCGGCCCGCCCAAGCCGCCCAGCCCGGCCCCCGACGATCCGGAGGACGACGGCGGCGAAGACGACGAGGAGGATGACAGGGATGGGAAGAAGGGCGGCGACGGGAAGATCGCCCCCCCCTCCGTGCCCTCTGCGCCCTCGGTGGTTCCCCCTCCCCCTTCCCCCGCCGACGCGCTGGAAGCCTTCTTCCGCGACGCCCAGACCCGCATGGTCCGCCGCGAGCACCTGGCCGCGCAGCGTTGGACCCGCGAGCCGGGCCGCTACACCACGCGGCTCGACGCCTTCCTGGCCAAGCACCGCGACGTGGTCACCGAGGCGCTGCGGCCGGTGATCGACGCCGGCTACCGCCCGCTGGCCGACCTGCCCGGGCACGAGCAGTTGGGCCGGCTGGTCGACGAGCACCTCGCCCGGTCGCGCGCGCTGCTGTTGGAGCTGGCCGAGTGCCCGGCCGGCGAGCTGGCCGACTCTCTGGCCACGTACGCCGAGCGCCGAACGCGTGACGTGCAGGCCACTTGCGACCAATCCGCCTGACGCGCTTTGCCTATTGGGCCAACCGCGCTGTATGGTGGATCGAACTCGGGGCCGCGGATCGCGCCATTGCGTCGGCCGCCACCCCACGAAAGAGACTGCGACGCCGTTGCGATCGCTGACTCACGAATCGGCAATTTCCCAGTTGCCGAGGTCAGCCATCGCTGCGGCGTCTTTTTGTATGCGCGTCGCGCGCGTCGCGGTTGCCTCGGTCGGAACAGAACGGGGCAACCGAACCATGAAGCTCAAGGAACGAATCGACCAGAAGGCCGATCGCCTGGCGGCGATCAGCACCGAGATCGCCGGAATCGTCGGCGACGAAGACTCCCGAACCGAGCCGCTTTCGGACGACGAGCGGGCCCGCGTCGACGCGCTCGAGGCGGAAGAGACCACGGTCACGGCCGAGCTCGAACAGCTCCAGGCCGACCAGGAGCGCATCCGCCGGCAGGCCAACCGCCAGCAACGCCTGGCCAGCACCAGCCGCGGCACCGCCGCCCCGCCGGTCAACCCGGGCGCCGGCGACACGCCCGAGGGCGACGCGCCCACGCGCATCCGTCCGATCCGCCGGCACCGCCACTTGCGCGCCTTCACCGGCGGCGACCCGCAGCAGGACCTGGCCGACGCCTACCTCTGTGGCCAATTCCTCCTCTCCGTGCTGGCGCCCCCCGATTCCGGCCTGCGCGCCAACGCCCGGGCGTGGTGCAAGGAGCACGGCCTCGACCTGCTGGCGATGAGCACGGGCTCCGACATCAAGGGCGGGGCGACCGTGCCGATCGAGTTCGAGAACCGCGTGATCGACCTCCGCGAGACGTACGGCGTTTTCCGCCGGAACTCGCGCATCTCGCCGATGGCCAGCGACACGAAGACCACTCCTCGCCGGACCGGCGGGCTCACCGTCTACTACCCGGGCGAAGGCGGTACTATCACCCAGAGTGACAAGGGGTGGGACAACGTCAAGCTCGTCGCGCGCAAGCCCGCGGTGATGGCCCGCTACTCGTCCGAGCTGGACGAGGATAGTATCATCACCCTAGCCGACGATCTCGCGGCCGAGGCGGCCTACGCCTTCGCCAAGGCCGAAGACGAAGCCGGCTTCAAGGGCGACGGCACCTCCACGTACGCGGGCATCGTCGGGCTGATTACCGCCTGCGCCGCGGCCACCGCCACGGTCGTCACCGCGGCCACCGGCAACACGCAGTTCGAGACCCTCGACCTGAAAGACTTCGAGTCGATGGTCGGCAAGCTGCCCGAGTACGCCGAGCCCAACGCGAAGTGGTACATCTCGCGCGCCGGTTGGGGTGCCTCGATGCTGCGCCTGTTGGACGCCGCCGGCGGCAACACGCGCGACCAGCTCGAGGGCAAGGCCCAGCTCATGTTCCTGGGCTACCCGGTCGTGATCTCGCAGGTGATGAACACGACGCTCACCGCCCAGACCTCGACCAACGGGCTCTGCTACTTCGGCGACCTGTCGCTGGCGAGCACCTTCGGCGATCGCCGCGGGATCAGCGTCAAGATGAGCGAGCACCTCTACCTGGCCAGCGATCAGATCGCCGTCCAGGCGACCGAGCGCTACGACATCAAGGTCCACGACGTCGGCGACACCAGCGACGCCGGCGCGATGGTGATGCTCGCCACGCCGGCCAGCTAGGCCGGCAGGCCGTGAAACCCGCCGGTTGCAACCGGCGGGTTTGGGAGCGGAGCCCACCCCCAAACCTACATCCTCTCCGGAGTTTTGCCATGAACCCGCTGCAACAAACCAAAGTGGTTCGGGCGATCGAGCCGGTCGCGATCGTCGACGACGGCTCGTGGACCTGCCAGGCGATTGACACCAAAGGCTTCGATTTCGCCCTGGTGATCTGGCACCTCGGCGCAAGCGACATCGCGATGGCCGCGCTCAAGCTCACCGAGTGCGACACCTCGGGCGGCTCCTACGCCGACGTCTCGGGCGCCGACTTCGACGGCGACACCGACATGGACGGCTCGGCGGCCGCCCTGCCCTCGGCGACCGACGACAACAAGTTCGAGCTGATCGACGTCGATCTCCGCAAGCGCAAGCGGTACCTCAAGGTCACCGCCACGGCCGGCGACGGCACCAGCGGCACCTACGGCACCTGCATCGTCCTCCTCGGCCGCGCGGGCCAGATGCCCAACACGTGCGCCGAGCGGGGCGCGGAGCACGTGCTCCAGGTCTAAAGCGCGGCTTTCGTCTTCCTTTCGAGTGTGGGGCAGCACGTAGTGCGATGCGTCTGTGTGATCCCGGCGCGCGGCGGCTCGAAAGGGCTGCCGAGAAAGAACCTCCAGCCGATCGGCGGCGTGCCGTTGGTCGGCTGGGCGGTTCGCGCCGCGCGCGCCGCCCAGCGGATCGAGCGGGTCTGCGTCTCGACCGACGACGGGGAAATCGCCGAAGCGGCCCGTGAGTTCGGCGCCGAGGTGATCGCCCGGCCGGCCGACCTGGCCGCCGACGACACGCCCACCGCGCCGGTGATCCGGCACGCCCTGGACGTCGTGGCCGAGCCGTTCGACGCGGTGGCCGTGCTGCAATGCGCCTCGCCGTTCACGGCGGCCGCGGACATCGACGCCGCGGTCGAGCAGCTCGAAACCACGCCCGCCTGTTCGGTGCTCGCCGTCACGCCCGCTTCGAGCCTCGCCTGCCGGGTCAAGGGGAATTGCGTCGAGGGTGCGACCTGGGATTTCGCGGGCACGCGCCCGCCGCGGCAGGCGGCCGAGTGCGAGTACCGCTACCTGGGCGCGCTCTGCGTGACGCGGACCAGCCAGGTCGACGGCGTGCAGCCGATGACCGTGCCTCCCTGCGGCTTCGTCACCATCCCGCCCGAGCGGGCCGTCGACGTCGACACGCCCTTGGACCTGCACCTCGCCGACGCCTTGTGGCGCTACCAAAAAACGTGGCTGGTGGTCGGCGGTTCGCCCGGCGCGCCCGGGCAGCTCGCGGCGCTCGTGGCCCGGTACCCGACCTCGAAGCGGATCACGACCAACAGCGGCTGGAAGCTGTTTCACGACTCCGGCCAACGGCTCGACGCCTACTTCCTCACCGACACCACGGCGTGCGCCACGCATGGCCCGATGGTGCGCCTGCACCTTCACCCGAACACGCGCACGATCACCTTGCGTCGCGAGCTGACCGCGCTCCAGAAGCGGGGCGTCGACTGGTTCGACGAGTTTCTCCCCAGCGATCGCCCCGAGTCGGGCAAGCCGCCCGCCTTCCGGCCCGGCGCCTACAGCCAGAGCTGCGGCCTCTCGGGCCTGTTCTGTCTGCAATACGCGCTCAACCACGGCGCACGCCGCGTCCACCTGATCGGGATGGAGGGCTACAGCGGCCAGGGGAACGACTACTGGGACGACGGCCAAACGCAGCCCAAGCACGGCGAGCACACCGAGCGACTGATCCGGCCGTTTCTCCAGAGCTGCATCGACACCTGCCCGCGGGTCCACTTCATCGCCCACGGCGAGCTGCGCTACCCGCTCACCGGCGAGAACCTCAGCCTGGAGCCCCAGCCATGATCCGCGTCCAGATGTTGCGCCAGCACCGGGCCCTGCGCGTCGGCCAGATCGTCGAGCTGCACGACGGCGTGGCCGAGCTGCTGATCCGCTACGGCAAGGCCGAGCGGTGCACGGTGCCGGACGCCGACGTCGACGTCGAAGACGCGCCCGGCCGCGCACGCGTCGAGCGGTGCGTGCCGCCGGAGACGATCGACGTCGACGTCGACGAATCGGTCGATGCACGATCGCCCGCCGAGAAACGCACGTCCCAGAGACCCCGACGCCGGAGGAAAGCCCGTGTCAGCCACGCGTGAGACCCAATGGCTGAGGACCGATGCCCGCGGCCGGCCGGTCGGCGTCGACCGCGAGGCCGAGGTGATCCGCGGCTACGTGGTCGCCCAGGAAGGGCCGTTCAAGTCGGAGGGCCGGGGCGAGTTCGACAAGCAGGCCTTGCGCGAGATCGTCCGCCTGATGAAGGCCGCGCCGAACGGGCTCAAGGTGCGTTTCGCGCACCCGTCGCTATCGAGCGACGGCATCGGCCGCCTCTTGGGCCGGGCCCGGTCGCCGCGGTTGGACAAGATCAGCACGCGCGAGAGCAAGGGCGAGCTGCTCACCAACGAGATCACCGTGGTTCGGGCCGACCTGCACTTCGACGCCAGCGCGCGGATCACGCCCTCCGGAGACCTCACCGAGTACGTGATGACGCTGGCCGAGAGCGATCCCGACGCGTTCTCGTCCTCGCTCGTCGTGATGAAGGAGGAAGAATACCGCATCGACAAACGGGGCCGGCCGGCGACCGACAAGGAGGGCAACGAGCTGCCGCCGCTCTGGCGGCCGCTGAAGCTGCACGCCTCGGACGTCGTCGACACGGGCGACGCCGTCGACGGCTTCTTGTCGAGCGCGTTTGCCGGTTTGCCGGATCGAATCGTGCGCCAGGCGGCCGCGCTGGTCGACGAGCAGTTCCCCAACGCCGATCGCGACGAGCTGCGCACGCGCTTGACCGGCTGGCTCGACCGCTACCTCGAGCTCCGCTTCGGCCCCGAGCCCCCGACCGAACCCGAGCCGCCGCCCGACGAGCCGCGCCGGCTGGGCCGGTTGCAGATCGCGCCGGAACTGATGGCCAACCTGGGAAGCGGCACCTTTCGCGTGATCGCCGGCGACGTCGGCGAGTGCCGCGTGTTGCGGACCCGTTACGACGCGGAGCGCGACCTGATCGAGCTGATGCTCGAGTCGCCGGCCTTCGAGCCGGTCGCACCGGGCGCGATCGTGCCGGTGGTCGAGACGCCGCAGATTCAACGACTCGAAGAGCCCCCGGCCGACGATCCGCCCGCCTACGATCCGCGGCGCGACCCCGAGCTGATCCGCCTCCGACGCCGGAGGGCATGAGTTGAAACGCACCCTGGCCACCGCACCGACCGACCAGCCGCTCACCAAGGGCGATCTGCGCCAGCACGCGCGCGTCGACAGCCGCGAGTTCGACGCCGAGCTGGTCGACCTGCTTGGCGAGGCGATCGACGCGGCCGAGGCCTTCACCTGGCGGCGGCTCTGCACCCAGACGTGGGACTACTACCTGGACACGATACCGGCCGTGATCCGGCTGCCCTATCCGCCGGCCAGCTCGATCACCCACGTGAAGTATTACGACTCGGGCGGCACGCTTCAGACCGTGGCCGACACGGTCTACGAGCTGGGCGACGACCACGGCGTGGGCCTCGTGCGGCTGAAACACAACCAGAGCTGGCCCAGCGATTTTCGCGGCCATGCCGACGACCTGGTCGTCCGGTTCGTTTGCGGCTACGGCGGCCCGTCGAGCGTGCCGGGACCGATCAAGCGGGCCCTGCGCCTCTACGTCGCCACCATGTTCCGCGATCGCGAGGCGGCCCGCGTGCCCGACGGCTTCTACCGGCTGCTCTCGCCGTACGAGAGCCCCGACAAGCTGCGGAAGGTTTACCACGGGACCGACGAGTGAAACGAACCGACGCCCGGGCGGGCGATTACACCGACCGCGTCCGCGTGTGCCAGAGCACGCCGAGCACCAACGCCGACGGCCAGTTGGTCGAGTCGGCCAGCGACTACGTGCGCCGCTGGGCCAAGGTCCGCACGGTGGGCGGCTCGGAGCGCCCGGTCGCCGGCCAGTTGACCGCCGACCTCACGCACCGCGTGCGGTTGCGCTACGACGCCCAGACCAAGTCGATCACGCCCAAGATGTGGCTGCTGCTCGAAGACGGCACCCGGTTGGACATCCAGCGCGTGGTCGACGTCGACCGAGCCCACGTCGAGCTCGAGCTGGAATGCAACCAGAGGGTCTAGATGGCCACCGAGATCGAGGAAAGCCTGCGACGGCTGCTGATCACCTTCGACGCGGTGACCGCGATCGTCGGCTCGGGCAGTGCGGCCCGCATCCGGCCCGACCGGCTGCACGAGAGCGACACGCTGCCGGCGGTGGTGATCGAGGTCGACGACGAGGACCACGCCAACGACCTCGACGGGCTGGGCGGCCTGGTCCACGCGGCGGTGAACGTCAAGTGCCGTGCCGCGACGAAGAGCAGGGCCCGGGCGTTGGCCGCGGCCGTGGCGCGCAACGGCACGTCGCCCGGCACCGGCCTGGCCGGCTACTCGGGCGCGGCCGGCGACCAGACGATCGACGGCATCCTCGAGCACGAGACGACCAGCTACCACGACGACGACGACGGCGACGACCAGGGCTACTACGACGTCGACTGCGAATACACCTGCATCTTTCAGGACGCGACCTGATGGCCGCCATCAATCTCGACATCGCCCGCGGCGGGAAGCTCGGCGGCAAGGGTTTTGCCGGCGGCGCGGTGCGCGTGATGGGAGTCAAGGAGCTGGACCGCAAGTTCGCGCACCTGGGCACGCGCGGCGCGCGGGCCGTTCTGGCCGCGGGGATCAATGCCGAGCTGGGCGTGCTGGCCAAGGCATTTCGCCAACAGATCAAGAACAGCAACGCCTCGGACGAGATGAAGCGCGAGGCCCGCAGAACGGTGGGCAAGCGGTTCCGCCGCGGCGGCACCAGCCGGATCGGCAAGACCAGCACGCCGGTGGCCAAGGTCGGTTTCGCCGTGGGCAAGCGGCAGAAGCAAATCTCGGCGGCCAAGAAGGCCCGCGGCAAGCGGGTCGCGAAGAGCGGCAAGAAGGGGCGCGGCGTGGGGATCAGCGCGGCGAACATCCACTGGCCCGTGCTGGGGACCGACGAGCGCCGGCACGAGGGCGGCAAGTCGACCGGGCGGATGCCCGACGTGTTCCGCGGCCTGGCCCGGCGCGTGATCGCCTCGGTCTCCAGCGTGGCGATCGCCGCGGCCTCGGCCGTGATGCGCCAGCGGATCGTGATCGAGGCGCGCAAGAAACGGTAACAGGACGGGGCAGGGCCCGCCCGCGGGCGGGCATTCTACTTTTTGCGGAGTTGAGACGATGGCCAAGATCAAAACCAAGGGGACCGCGCTGCAACTGGAGATCGCCAGCGTCTACACGGCGATCGGCCAGATCATATCCCTCTCGGGCCCGGGCGGCAAGAGCGAAGACTACCAGAGCGACACGCTCGACAACGCCAACGCGGGCATTCCCCGATCGCTCACCGGGCGCAGCGAGGGCGGCAGCGTCTCGGGCGAGGTGTACATGGACCCCGTGCTGGCGTCGCACCAGGCGATCACCGACCTGATCACCACGCCGGCCGCCAGCTCGTGGAAGCAGATTTGGGCCGACGCGGCGACCACCGAGTGGGAGTTCGACGGCGCGGGGATCAGTTTCGAGCCGGCGGTCGCCTTGGGCGACGGGCTCAAGGCCAGCTTCGAGATCAACGTCGACGGGCTCGTTTCTTACCCGACCTAAGCCGGGGGTGAAACGCACCCAGACATCTCACGACCTCAACGCTACCAGGAGATCACACGATGAAAGCGCGACTGTTGCGCGACATGACCTGCCAGCCGACCGAGAAGTCCCCGTCGAAGTGGGAGTGCTCGACGTGCCCGGCCGGCGGGCGCGGGGCCAAACAGCCCGCCTGCCCCGAGTGCGGGGCCCCGGTCCGCCAGGGCCCGGGCATCAAGCCGAAGGGGACCGTGCTCCAGAGCGAGCCGACCGACACGCTCGGCGTGTGGCACCTGGTCCGCCAGGGCGTGGCCGAGCCGGTAGACGAGGAGTGCCGGCGGCGGGCCAACCGCACGCCCGAGCAGATCGCCCGGGCGGCGGCCGCTTACGAGAAGGTCTCGCGCGGCATCCATCCGGAAGATTACGACGCGTTCGATCGGGGCGAGATGACCGGCTACGACGCCAGCGGCGAGCCGATCCCCGGGCCGGCCTTCACGGGCGAGGACGACGACGAGCTGGGTGAGCCGGACTTCGGCGAGGAATGAGGCGGCAAAACCCGCGGGTTGCAGCCCGCGGGCATGGTGGGGCCGGAACGGAGAAGCGCGGAACACACACCGAACAGAAGCAGGAGAACGAGGCATGTCGGAGCAAGCGAAAACCCTGGC